CAAAGAAAAAGCAACCTAAAAATCGCTATCCGCGCCGTCCGCATCCCCGCCATCCGCAGCGCTATCAAGCCCTAGCTCCAGTTCAAGGTCGGTGGTGAGACCACTGTTCGAGAGGCGGTGGGAGACCTTGGTAATCAGCCAATCCTCGCCGTCGATTTCCGGCTTAAAGCCGCGCACGCTGACCGGTAGTTCGGGCATCAAGTCCGGGCGTCCCAAGGCAAGGGATAACGAAAACGTCGCCACGCCGCGCGCAATCCGCTCCGCCGCCGCCTTCGCGCGGCACAGGGCATCCTGTTTATTGCGGCAGGCGTGACGCAAGGTCAGGGTCTTGGGTTTTTCATCCTTCTTTTTGCCGCTACTCACCGGCGCGGTACGGGGAATCGGCACGCAGACGGAATCCTTACAGCACGCCTTGGCGTCGTACCAGCACGCCTTGACCTCCCCCGCCGTCTCCCGGTCGGTAATTTGAAAGCGGTGCTGATCGCCCGCCATGCGGGTCAGGATGACGCGCTCCAGCGTCAGACCGGAGAAGGTCTTGCCGGTGCCAATCTTGTAGAAAATGAGCCGCCCATCCTTGATCGTCGCAATCGCGTCATGGTCGGCAGCAAGGCGAGTGAGAAAGGAGGCGTCTGATTCGTCGGTCTGGTCGATATGCGCGATTTTCACCAGCGCAAGATCGGGAGAAATAACCGCTTCCAGAGCATTTTCTTTGCCTATCGTGCTGACTATGCCGCCCAAGGTGGTGTTGTGCCATGAACGTTCCTTTTTCTCGTCGGTCTGGGCAAGCAGGTTGGCGCTGCGGGCGCGAATTCTAAGAGTATCCGGCGCGCCAGAATGTTCCAGCTCGTCAACCGTGTAGGTTCCCTTGTCGATTAGACCGGTATCTTCCCAGCCCAAAAACAATCGTACCTGGGTGCCCCGGCTGGGCAGAACCAGCGCCCCATCCACGTCGGATAAAGTGATGCAAAGCTCGTCGGCTTCCAGCCCGCGATTGTCGGTGAGGGATAAATCAATCAAGCGTGGCTCAAGGCGCTCGGTGATGTCGTCGCCGGAGAGGGTCAGGCGCCAGATCGGGTGTGGGTAGTTTGACATGTCGCGCTGGATTGCTTCGCTGCGCTCGCTTTTGCGATTGACCTACAGCGCAACGCCGGTATTGTCCGCAGCGGGGGTGTCGCTTGAGACTTCATCATCATCCACTCTCGCCAGTTTGATGGAAAATTCGATCTTTTTTGCCGCGCCGTATTGGTCGAAAACCGTCCGGGTCAGATCAAGTCCCTCGATCACAAAACAGCCGTGAATCGTACCATCGGCGTCGATCAGCACCCAGGCCGCGCCAGTATCTGCCATGTCTTTGAGCTCGTCTATGGACGGTTGATAGCCGGTGATTTCGTGATAGACGACGCCAGAGAGACTGATTGTTTCGTCATCCCTGCCCGTATATTGCCGCGCCGGACGCAATCCCACCCGGCTGTTCGATGGATGCCGCCAAGCCCGCTGGTGTTGTAGGCTCTGGTAAGGGAGACTGGCCAACTCAAAGATAAATTGGCCAAGGCACATCAAGGGCATGCTACCCCTTTCGCAGGTGTTGCTGGCCGGGAAGCGGGTTAACATCCCATTCTCGGCGGGATTCCGGCACATCCTCAACCCAGAAGCGCCAGCGCGTCACATGTTCGTAGAGGTCTGTCAACGGTTCGTGTATGTGGATGATGTCGGCAATGGCGGCGGGGCCGACCATGCCTTCGGGAATGGGAATGGATGCGTCCGGATGGGTGGGCGTACCGTCTACAAGACCATGCAACCGTACGACGACTCGCTCGGTAATTTCCCGAAGCTTGATTTCCACATCGCATTTTTCGTGGTCGAGATAGTCAACCTGAAATGAGAAATGATCGCGCTGCCGGTCGAAATTTTCGAGTAAATCAGGCTGATTACGCCGCAGCCACGCCATAAGCGGAATCATGAGCAGGTCAGGGGAATCGGCGTAGTCGGTGATGAGGAGCGTCAGCGTATAACTGTATTCGCAAGAAAATCCGCCTGCCATAGTCGAGCGCACGTTTCCTTCCTCCACAAACACATGGAGTGTTTCCGGGTTTTGCGCCAAATGCGGGCAGGCGGCGGCTAACGCGGCACGGATTGAGGCGGGTTTTATCATGACAACTCAATTGGTATCAGCGCGGCCATCATTCTTGATTTTTCTCCAATGCCGTTGCGCAATCCGCGTGCCGCTTGGCGCAGACCTCATAGCGTTGCGCGGCATCGAATGCCCAGAGCCGGATGGCCTCAAAGCTCGCGTCTATGGGCTCGGGCAAGACAGGGCAGAGCATCACGCATTCAATGGGCACCATCGGCGGAATCTCCGTTGGCACGTCGTATCTGATCAATGAGCAGGCCGAAAGTGCCAGCGTCCAGACGGCAATCAGGAGCAGATGGGGCTTTAGCATAAACAATCCTTTCCTTGGTTTGGCGCTGGTCCAGCTTCGCCAATTCGCGCGCTACCGTGGACGCCCTGTCATTCGCGGCTTCCACGTTTTTTCTGGCGAGTTCGAGGGTGTTCGCCATTTTTTCTTCAATAACTTTTTTTTCCGCCATGCGCTCAATGGCGCAGCGCCCGTCGGCGTAGCGGTAGCCACCGAACGCGCCGACGAAGAGCGCGATCAGCAACGCCGCGCTAGTGGCAAGAGGTTTCCAGTAGAGCAGCAGAAACATGATCACGATTTCCCTTCCTGTTTCCGCTTGTAAATCCGCCAGCAGACTACGCCCCCGGCCACCATGGCCGAGAGCAGCAAGGAGAGTTTCAGCCACGGCGGGAACAACCCCACCGACTGTTCGATGCTGGCCATCTGACTGGCCGCTTCCGAAACCATGGCCAGGGTCGAGGCGGCCGTCGCTACCGCGCCGCCCTGCATCGTGGAAGATCGTAAAACTGACCGCTCGCAATCCGGAGCGGCGTCGGGGATGTCGTGGGGAATCGATGAGATTTCCTCCGCATTCGGCCCAATCACGCTCTGGTATAGCCCTGCTTCCTTCTCCCGGCGCAGGGCCAAACCCCGCACCACCTGTTTTTTCCCGCCGATGGTCGCCTTGTTCCAGAGCTTGAAGGCTCCGGCGGCAGCTTCATAATTGCCCGCGTTATGCAACCTCAAAACCGACGAACCTTTGAATGCTGCGATTCCAATGTTATAGGCCAACGAAACACACGCGCCCAACGCAACCGGATGAACGTAGCTCTGGAACAGTGGGCGTATCTGGTTAGCAAACTGTGTCAGTTCCTCACAGAAACGCCGGTCGGCTTCTGCTTGCGTCCAGACATCTCCGGTCTTGACGCCACCCGTGTGCCCCCATCCGATCGTCCATACCCCGGCGATGTCCTTATAGGCTTTGAGGCGGCATCCCTCGCTCTCAGCAATCAGCGAGACTGCTTCCCAACAGATCGGCCAGTCGAGATTTTTATCAGGCAGTTTTGCGCTCATCTCACCACCCCACCGCCTTGAGAAGTTTGGACGCCAGCAGCGCCACCGCCGCGCCGATGGCCGTGAACACCCACTTGGAGGCCAGCGCGAGCGCTGGTTGCGCGTTCTCGACAGCAGAAACCCGGTTGCGATTCGATTCAATCGCCGTCCAAAGGGCTTCGATCGCCCGCGCGGTTGAGGCTCCACGTTCCTCGATCTTGGCAACCGCAGACACCAGGCGATCCACCTTGCACTCCATCTTTTCAAGGCGCTTGATGATTTGCGCGAGCATCATTTCTTCAGTCACGGGAATGTCCCTCGCATGGATCTTGTGATGTGTTTTCGATCAATTTCGTTGCGCCATGAGGTTTCGCAATGGTCGCGATCGCCGAAGAGCGCAAACACCTTGTCGATCCATTTTCGCGGCCACGACCTTCGCCCATGAATATGCCAGCGCCAGGCGCGGCTTGAGAGTGTCTCATCCGGCCAGCCGCCCAGAAGCGTGTTGGCGAGTTGGTCAAGCGCAATCAGAATGTGTTTCGCCCGGTTCATTGTTTAATCCCAGAGTTGAATGCGTTGAGTTGTAGCTACGATCGAGCGATCCGGTAAGCTGACTACGGTTCCGACTGGCACAATTTCGCCCAAGGGCGGCAGGTCAGGATTCAGCGCGATGGTTGCCTCGGTGGCGCCCGCCGTCGCGCCCAGATGCCGCCAGCAAATCAGGTCAAGGGTGTCGCCCTGACGGGAAATGACCGTCGCCATCAAATCAACTCCACCGTCGTTCTGCGCCTGCCCAGAATGTCCCGGATTGCCCAGAGCGCATTCCGATAATGGTCGTCAATCGCTGGCTCCTGCGCTTCCGCCCGCTTTTGCCCGGAGGCGGTGGCGTCAAAGCCAATCATCCGTTCCATTAAATCAGCCTTTGCCCACTCATAAACCGCGCGGCGATAAAGATGGGGCAGTCGGTTGGGGTCTTCGTCTGGTACATCGGTAAGACTGATAATCCCTTCTGCTTGCTTCGATTTCCGATAGCCCGCCAGTTCCATGTTGGCGCGCGCGATGGCGTTTGCCAGGGCATGGGTCAGCCGCGCCGTTGTCACTGTGCCATCTACTCCCGCCACAGCGCGAAAATCAGCCAGCGAAATTTCTGGCCAGAACGGATGGTGTGGCAAGGCCGGTTCAGACGAGGTCGGGGCGGGCGCGATAAAAGACATGTTCGGTTTCGGTTGTTGGTTGTCTGTAGAGGGTGGGGGGTGGTGCCCAGGGCGGCAGGTCAAACCTCTGTTACCTGTGCCCTGGACAGCCCCCCGGCTGCGGGATACGCCCGGTATCCTGCAAACGGCTATCACACGTTCGCAGGTTTATTCTTTAGCTCGCGCTGGAGCCGTTCAATGTCCTTTTTTACGCCGACTTTTGGGTACAAGCGCATGGCTTCGGAAAGTGATGCAAGGGCGGCATCCGTCGCGCCAGCCTCCTGCTGCGCGTAGCCGATAGCTTTGTGAAGCTTGGCGCGCACTTCGTCCGGCATGTCTTCGCCCAGGGTGAGAGTAAGTGTTTTTCCCAAGGTAATTGGGCTAAAGGAGTTGCCGACGGAAAGAGCTTTTAGCGCCGCTTCCGCCACCTCTTCCGCAATCAGGCAACCGAGCGTGCGCGCGTATTGCTCCGGCAGCGCGAGTTTATGTTTAAGCGCGTATTCCGCCAGTTGGAGCGCGCCGGTAAAATCGCCGCAATCCAGTCGCCAGACCATGATGGTCGTCAGCACGTCGTCCTGTACGCCGGTGTTGGCTTCCAAGACGCCGGCAATCCAACCTTCGTACTCCGGCAGCATCTTCTTTTTCGCTTCGATCTTGCGTTCGATGCTTTGCAGGCGTTTCAACGCGCGCTTGTCGGTATCCAACTTCGCCAGCTGCATTTCGTAAGCGTTGGCATGCTGCATCTGAGCCTTTGGCTCAACGCTGCCCGCCTTTTGCGCCAGCGCCGCTTCCCGCCGAAGTTGAGCCGGGGTTTTCATGTTGCGTCCTTTTGAGATTTGGCAGTCCTTTTTTCCACCACACCCCCCCTCCCTTCGGGCGCCTCCTTTGAAAAGGGGGCGGGAGAGATGATGGAGGCTTGCAAGAGCGAACGCGCCAGTTGGCCTAGGGCGTGATAGTCGCGGTGCGGCAGGGCAGGGTCGGCGAGCGCGGCTTTCAACGCCTGCCGGATTCCGGTTTCGTCCTTTGCTGTCTCGACCGCCTTTTTGTGGCGGGCGAAGGCTTCCGAG